AGGGGAACAATGGCTAGTCCAACTATTGTGCAGGACGATGATAATCTTGGCTCTCTTCGTTGGTACGCATATGACGGCACCGATTTCACTTCCATCGCCGCCGGCATCATGGCGGAAGTAGACGGTACCCCGGGAGCAAACGACACTCCTGGGAGGCTCCTGTTCCGCACAGCCGCGGACGGCTCCAATTCATTGACAGAGCGTATGCGCATTGCCAGCGACGGCTTGGTTACAATCGCCGGCGACCTTGAGGCATCAGGTGACCTTGATGTAGACGGCGTCCTAACTGTGGGCGACGGCGACCTCGCTGACGGCAACTATCTTTTGAAGTTGAACAGTGATCGTGCGTGGGCCTTTATCCAGACCGGTAACGCCAGTAGCGCGGCCCTTAAGCTGCAAAATGTGACCGGGCCCAACAAAAATTTCATAGTTCAGACTAATGGTGAGACAAGATTTTATAATTCGTCTGGGGTTGAAAAGTTTGTTATTGAAAATTCTACCGGCGACACTGACAGCGCCGGGACAAAAAACTTTAATATAGAGCACCCATTGAAGTCGGGCTATCGATTAAGACACACCTCGATAGAGGGCCCGCTATGCGATCTGATATATAGGGGCAGAATAACCCTCGATGGTAACGAAGGGGTGGTGGATGTCGATAGCCAGTTTGGTATGACGATAGGAACGTATGCGGCATTAACAAAGAATCCTCAAGTATTCCTTCAGAACTCTACTGGCTGGTCACCCGTCCGCGTAAAGAGCTTCTCGGAAGGAATACTGACCATCGAATCTCAGAGCGCCGATAATGATGAAGTCTGTTGGATGGTGGTGGCAACGCGCAGAGACACTGGAGTAATGGAGAGCAACTCTACCGATGAGAGTGGAGATTTGATAGTGGAGTTTGAAAATATAGAAGAGGAGCCTTATGATGAGGACCCGATCGATGAGTAAAGACCCCAACTACATTGCCAAACTAGAAAAAGCCATAACTCAAAAGTATGGTGAAGAGGCAATCAACAACCCAGCCCGTTTTTGGTCCGAGGACAAAGAAAAAGAATACCTCGCACAGTCTCAAGAGGAGCACCGTAAATTTTCTAAGATTGCCGAAACCAAAGACAAAGTCGAACAAGATGGATTTTTAATAAATAAAAAACTACTTAATAGAGATGCAAATCGAAGCTGTCCTGTTTGTAAAACATATTCTTTTCATCCCCAAGATGATTTGTATATGAATAAGTTTGAATGTTGTCAGACTTGTTATATAGCATGGGTTGAAGGACGAGAAGAGAGATGGCTAGGTGGCTGGAGGCCAAGCGGTGAGAATTAGCAATACAGAATTAGAGAAGATCATCAAAGAAGAAATTAACGAGGGCTTGAGGACTTCAATGAGGCGCGCCCGTTCTGCGCAAGAAATAGCCGATGCTCTGAAACAACTTGAAAAAATAATGATTCACCTTCTTGACCAAAAGAGGCGTTCCGATCCTGGAACCCCCGAACACGATGGCGCCAAAGAGCAGATGGCCCGCATTGCGGAACTGGCTCAAGAATATGCATATAGGAACGAGATGCAATGAGAATTTCTAAATCCCGTTTGCGCGAGATCATTTTGGAGGAGCTGGAGGAAACCCCAACTCCAGAGCTCATCGAATCAGAGATTCTGTCGGAGAACATGTTAGCTACGTTAGCCCCCAAGATAATGGAGTTTATCATTAAGAATCCAAAAATGCTGCAGCTGCTTTCTAATGCAATGCTGCCAGCAATTATGAAGGCTATGGGTGGCGACGAGAAGACAGGCGGGGCATCTGATATGCAGTCGATGATGGCTAGCTTAACACAAGAGGAGTAGAACAATGGCAACAGTATATGAAATCATACAGGGAATCAATCAGGCGGCAGCAAATGCCTATGATGGGTCCGAAGCCGAAGTCGGCCTACAGCGAGAGAAAGGCGACCCCATCCTAGACCGCCGCGTAATGGATGGCTTCACCGTACGGTTCATTGGGCCTATCCTGCGAATCTCTTACCAATCAGAAGTCCGACTCCGGGATGTGAAAGAAAAGGGATTTGAGAACGATATCCTTGCACACCTAAAAGATATTGTTAAGTTTCTTAAAAAAGAGTATAAAGCTATCACCGGGAATGCCCTTACTTTAACTAAAGAAGGGGAGCACAACATTCTAGTCCAGCGTATGTCTAACTATCGCACAGATGTCCAGGCCCAGTGTGATTATCGCATCGGTGGCCTCACCGACACAGATGAGGTGAAAGCTGGCGATAAAGATAAGAAGCTCGACACCGCAATCAAGGATTGGTTGTCCCTCGGCCCTAAAGGTAAGCGACCCAGTAACGATACTCGTAAAGGAAAGTAAGGGGTGCCATGGCTAATGCCCTTACAAAAGAGGAGATATTAAAAGAAGTTGTAAAATCGGGCAAAAACCCAGTACATTTTACGACCAACTATTGTCGCATCTCTCACCCTCAAAGGGGCCTCATTCCGTTTAAGGCTTTTGACTATCAGCAGCAGCTCCTTACAGATTATAATGATTATCGCTTTAACGTCATCCTTAAAGCACGCCAATTAGGAATCTCTACCATCACAGCTGCCTATGTTGGGTGGCTGATGCTTTTTCACCGTGACAAGAACATCTTAGTTGTGGCCACGAAGCTTCAAACTGCGACAAACTTGGTGCGCAAAGTTAAAGCCATTATTAAGAACTTACCAGATTGGCTGCAAATCTCTCCGATTATGGTAGATAATCGAACTTCTTTCGAACTAAACAATGGATCTCAAATTAAGGCAGCCTCCACCTCCGGGGATGTGGGTCGCTCAGAAGCGCTCTCTTTGTTGGTTATAGACGAGGCCGCCCATGTTGAAAAACTAGGAGAATTGTGGACCGCTCTCTACCCTACCCTGTCCACGGGCGGTCGTTGTATCGCCCTCTCTACTCCCAATGGCGTTGGCAACTGGTTTCATCAAACTTGTGTTGAAGCTGAGAGCGGNACCAATGATTTCTTTATGACCACTTTAATGTGGGACGTACACCCTGATCGTGATAAGACCTGGTTTGAAAAAGAGACCATGAATATGTCGCGACGCCAGATAGCTCAGGAGCTTGAGTGCAATTTCAATGTGTCGGGCGAAACGGTGATACACCCAGATGATCTCCATTGGTATATGGAGCGCGCCACTGCACCCGAATATCGGACAGGGTTTGATCGCAACTATTGGATTTGGAAACGATTCGACCCAGAAAAGCCGCACCTCATCGTCGCCGATGTCGCTCGGGGTGATGGGAAGGATAATAGCGCATTTCATATTTTTGAACTGGAGTCGATGGAAATAGTGGCCGAATATATTGGGAAGCCCAGCCCTGATGATTTTGCCGACATTCTTTATAATGTGGGCGGTGAGTATGGGAATCCGATGTTAGTAATAGAAAACAACAATATTGGATATGCAGTACTTAAAAAGTTATTAGATAAAGGGTATCCTAATCTATACCATTCTAGTAAGGGAGATCACCAATACGTCGATCCAATAACAGCTCAATGGCACTCAAGCGCCATTCCGGGCTTTACAACTTCCTCGAAAACGCGGCCCCTCATCGTTGCCAAGATGGAAGAGTTTATGAGAAACAAACTAATTAAGATTAATTCGAATCGTCTTTTGTCGGAAATGAAAACTTTTATTTGGCACAATGGGCGGCCAGAAGCAATGAGGAGTTATAACGACGATCTAGTTATGTCATTTGCAATCGGTTGTTGGGTGAGAGATACAGTAATTGTGGAGAGTCAGAGAAGTGTTGAATATAGCAAACAGTTTTTGTCTTCGATATCTACATCGGACACACAGATTTCTACAACCATTCCCGGTATGAAGGGGCATAAAACAATAAAAGAAAAGGATAGGGCTGCTCACGCGAATATATTCAATGAGCAATATATAGCCCTTATTAAAGGATAACCCATGGCAGGCAAAAACGGAAGTAACCCGAGAAATCCAGATTCTCCATTATTTAAGAGATTAACTAGATTATTCTCGGGCCCCATTGTAAACTATCGGGCTCAAATCGCTCGACAAGAACGCCGCAATGATTTAGATAAGTATCGATATCGTTTCCGTTCACTGAGCGGTCAAGAGTTCAAGCGCGCCACAGACAATCTTTCCAAGAATTATAATCTCTTGTCATCGCATGCGATGCGCAACCAGAACCGCGGGGAGAGATACCAAGACTTTGATCAGATGGAGTATATGCCAGAGATCGCTTCAGCAATGGATATCTATGCCGACGAGATGACGACGTCTAATGAGTTTGACCAGCTTCTTACAATAGACTGTCTTAATCTTGAAATTAAGACCATTTTAGAAACTCTTTTTTATGATGCATTAAACATCGAGTTTAATGCTTTTGGTTGGGCCCGCTCAATGGTTAAGTTTGGAGATTTCTTTTTATATTTGGATGTCGACGAGCAGATCGGCGTCAAATCAGTTATCGGATTACCCAGTTCTGAATTAGAGAGACTAGAAGGACAGGACCCGACAAATCCAAATTATGTACAGTTCCAGTGGAACGGCGCTGGTATGACCTTTGAAGATTGGCAGGTCGCTCATTTTCGTATTTTAGGTAATGATAAGTATAGTCCTTATGGGACATCAGTCCTGGACTCCGCCCGCCGCATCTGGCGCCAGCTTGTGTTAATTGAG